TATGAGCCTGCCTCAACTGCTTAATAACCACTGAGTCTTGGTAGTAAACAAGCGGTGCTTCATTGTATTTCATCCAGCTATTGCCACTTACACCCTCCCCAGTGGTCTGCATGAGCAGGTCATACTTAATTGTGTCTCCAGCATCTTTCTCAAGCTCCATCAGCCGCATAATTATGCTGTTTTTGGAAGTTCCCAAAAACTTGCTAAACAAGGTGTTTTTGAGAGCTTCCCTAAAGGTCAGCTTACTGTAAAGTTTTACAGCCTGTGGATCATTTACTCCAAATTCAGTTAGAGCCATTTCCTACACCTCCTATATCATTTACCTGCCCGCAAAGCCCTCTCTATCCTAGCAATATCCGCATCGCTCAGGTTTAGAAAGTCATCCACGCTTATCTCTGCCACATCAGCCAGCGTTCTGCCTCCACCACCTTTCTGATTAGCCTTGCCAGACAGGTTGCTTGGTTTATTGCTAAGAAACTTGAGCTTATCAAGTTTCTCTTTACCTTCAGACGGAATTTGCGAGGCCATCTTAAGTGCCTTACGGTATTTTCGCTTGCTGATAAGGCCGTTTGCATTGCGTGTAAACGCATCAATAACAACCTCATAATCCAAGCCTGGAAACTTTTCTTCAAACTCAGCTACAAGGTCACTGTTTTCCAGAATTTCTATGGCATCGTCCATACTGCCAATGGCACTAGGATCAATGCCTTTCTGGGCCAAGACCTTGTCAAAGCCTTTGTCAAGAAAAGCCCAAGCCTGGTTAAGCCGCTGTGCAGCAACCGCATAATTGGGGTCTTCAGAGATAAGAGAGTTCATTATCTCTGCATTCTTCGCCTCAATTTGCTGCACTAAGGTACTTTCGGCAAGCTCACTAACAGCCTCATTGACCGGCCTGATTTTAGGTTCCAGAATCTTTATCAAGTCTTCAGCATCAATGTAAGGATTATCATCCTCATCAAACTTCACAGGCACGCCTTTCAATGTAGGCTGTTTTTCACCCTCGCCGTAAGCACCTTCGGCTTTACGCTGCTTTATTTCAGCAAGCACCGAGTTAATAGCATCAAGCTGGCTTTTGAGTTCTTGACGAGTCTTCCGCTCATTGATCATCTCACGGTACAACCCGTCTTTCTCTTTTTCCAGCTTTTGCAATTTTGCCATTAACTCGTCTACCGTAGGCTGCTTGTCAGAGACCTCTTGATCATCATCCTGCTCAAGAGTAACACTGTCATCATCAGTGCCACCCTCGTCAGGTTCTTGAGTTTCTTCGTTTTGGGTTTCTTCTAAGTCTTCATTTAGGATTTCATCAAATTTGTCTGTCATCTTCTAATCCTCCTTTACACCTCATTTTTTCGCCTGGGTGAAGGCGTAGCACCGTTGATTATCACGGCTCAAACGGTGAAAGCCGTAGCGGGTACCATTACCCGAACCTCTTAACCTTTGCCTTTCCAAACACTGTCTGCCTAGTAGGCAGGTTCTCCCATTCTTCATCATTCCTATGCCACCTAATCTTGTCGTAATTCTCCTTGTATTTGTCGCTCAGCACTCTTTGATGGATTCCATACGTCAATGACCAACCATAGGTCTTTCGATTAAGCCTTCGTGGCATACTGTGCTTTAACCACCTCCTTTCGTTGGCTTAACAAAAAAGGCCGAGCAGATTCGTTGCGTTAAACGAAATCCACTCGGCCTTAAATAGTGCTCGTAGTGGCTAACTTAGTCTAACTTGTAAGAGATCGTAAGAGTTATTTTCTTTAAGTTTGGTTTATGCTCTTTTTCTAAAGTATACCACGCATTTGTATTTTTGCAAATCTTAATGATCTGTGCAATAGCCTTTAGTGTTTTTAGCTTTTCTTTCATAGCTTACGCAGACACTGCTATATCAGGATATCGCTTCTTAACAGCCGCTCGTACTCGCCTCTTTTCCTCAGGAGTGCCAAATTGCGACACCCTGGCAAGCGCGTTACGCGCATGGGGTTTATCTTGGATTGGGTATTTTCTCTTCTCAGGAATTGCAAATGCACTTCTCGGTAATCTCTTCCTAGCCAAATAACTAAGCCTGCCCATCTAAGCTCCTCCTCGTACTTCTTCCAAAGGCACATTGTTAACCTGCTGTGCTGCTATTTTTTGTGCTATTTCATAAATCTTTTCTCTAGCTTTTTGGTCTAACTTGGCTAATTCTATAGCAAATTTCATCTCATCTGCCTTGGCATCATGATCAGCTTTGTATTTATCCATAGCCAGCTTGCCTTCGAGCTTCTTCTTCTCTAACTGCAATTTGCCTTGTTGCAGAGCTAATTGTATTTGCTGAGCAGCCATAGCATTTTGCGCCTGCAATTCCTGTGCAGACTTGACATAGTCTTTCCATCTTGCCTTTTCTGCTGCTGTAAGATCGAGTTTGTCAATAACAACAATCGGATCAACTGGAAATCCTCTGCCCATCATCTCAAGGAAGATCGCAAGCTGACTCATGGTCTTAGTCATGTTAGCAGGTGAATCAATTACATCGATATTGTACTTGAGATCCTTCAGGTTCCTCAGAGGCGCAACAGTTTTGTTTTCCAAGTTGGCAACCAAGTTGCCTCTGAACACATACTTCTCACCACCGCCCAAAATACGCTTAATCTGACTCTCAGGCATATAAGCAGCTATAATCGCATATACTCTCTCTGCTAGCCTCTTAATCAGCCGCTTATGCGCCCTAAACAAGCCATTGAGAAGCGTTAAACCTTGTCTTTGTCTTAGCTGTAATACAATGCCAGGCTCTTGTCTTTCACTGTGATACCCCAATAGATCAGGATTAACCCCTGAGACCTTCTTGGCTAAGTCTTGAGCAAATTCATTCAACTGTAAAACACCAGTAGGCAACTGAGGTATTGCTTTCGGTAAGATCTTGCCTCCTGATATCGCACCACTTGCCACGATAGTATCAGCACCAGGGGCAGACCTTGTCTCATCCCAGTGCTCTATGTCCTCAATAGCATCTTTCTCAACGAAATATCCTCCCTGCGTCTGCGCAAGCACCAAGTTCAACGTCTGAGACCATCTCTTGTTGACTTCCCGCTGTGGATCAATCATGTCTTTAACAATGCCAAAATAGCTTGTCTTTTTGCTGGATTTGTCTTTATAGGCAGTTGCACTGACAATAGAAAAACCATCAAAAGGCAGTGGCGAATCACCATCATACAAAACTTTGTGCCCAATAAATTGAAACCACTTAACTTTGCGGTCTTTTACCACAGTGTACTCAAAATTCGGTATCCGCTCCTTCAACGCCTTGAGATTCTTCGGATCAAACTCCTCAAGCTGTCCAGTAAATGGATTCACGCCATAATAACGGTCATAAGGCGCCCAGTACTCCTTGTGGACTATTTTGATCATGCCATTCTGGAGGTCATAGAATCCATCATCCAGCAGGTTAGAATAATCCTCATCGCTAGGTGTGTCGCCATAGTTTACATCGTAATCCTCATCGTCAACATCAGGGTCCCAAGCATCTAAATCACCTTTGCTGTCACCGTGCAAAATCTCATCCAGCTCATCCACCAACTCAGGATACTGTACAGCAAACTCCTCAATGCTGATCCATTTCTCCCAGAAGATATATCGTCCATTAGGATCCTCGTGCACTTCGTCAACAGGTATGGACGTAATCGGTATGCGTATTTCTCCAGGTCTTTTAGGATCAGGCGCAAGATCAACAGCAATATAGCCTTTGCCTGTGATCAGCAGGTTCTCAAAGGCATCATCTTCAGCATCATCAACGTTCTCGATAACTCGGACTTTGGCATAGGTATCATTGAGAATATCAGAGAGAAACTGATCATTAGGCTCTGTAGGAATAGCTTTTGCCTCAACTCGGTTGAGGTCGTTAACGCCCTTTACAAGCTCCACAGTGGCTTTGATGATATTTGCCACAATTGCTGGTCTACCTGCCTCTTCGAGCGCCCGCAGTTCCTCAGCAGTGTATTGATGTCCTGCGTAAAACTTATATGCTTTCTTAGCCTGCCTGAGAAACGATCTATTCATAGCTACAGCTTCTCGGTATTCCTGCCGAGCTATTCTCAGCTTCTCAGACTTGCTAAGCTGGTCAAAGAATTTATATCTACTCTTCAACCTTTGCCTCCTTCTCGTTCTCTACTTCAACGCCAAATTCAGGCCATCTCTCTTTTGGCAAGAATCTCTTTACCACTGCGTCAGAAAAAGCCTTTGAAATTCGCCCCTCTTTGAGAGCTAGCTTCAAAGCTTGCAAAGAGTAACCTATCTCCCCTGCAAACTCTGTAGGCTTCAAGCCCGAATCGTCCAAAATAGCCTTCAGCATGCCCACAGGAATCTTTTTCTCATCCTGTGTCTTTCTTGGCTCCTGTGGTTCTATTCCCTGCTTAGGAACAGATGTTTCTATCTGCACAGGCTTAGCATCTACAGGAGGCTTACCAAAGTCAATCGTTGCTACATTGGCAAAGTTTATCGCCAAACCAGAAGGTAACAACCTAAAAGGCAGTGTGCCTCTAGTAATGGCTCTAAACACTCTAGTTTCATCCTCTTTCTTGAGTTCCATCTCACTGCCATCTAAGAATCTTACTTTCGCACTCATAAATCCTCCTTTCACATTGTCATCCAGTTTTTCCTAGTATGCCTAAAACACTTAGGCAATTTACCATAAGTAACATTTTCCTCTGATAATCCAATCTTAGTACTTGCTAACCAAGCATAATTAGTAGCATGTCTGTAATGATCATCTCCTGTCTTAGTATATATATATTTAACCACTTTAGTTTGTTTATCTACTTTCTCTGTCTTTACTAAATTACACATATGTTCTATGTACTCTTGTAATCTATCATTCAACCTAGGTAATTCAAACTTACCTTGTTGCTTTACTAGATTATGTATCTCATCGCATATCTCAGTGCGATTAACATATACTTCATAATTATGCTCATCCCAATGAGAAAAGCCATGTGTGCTTTCTCGATACTCGCATAACCATGTCGGCCAATCTGCCTCTTGTCCCCATTTTCTCGCTGTTCTGGTTTCCGGGTACTTGTCTATCACAGCGGCCCTTACGTTAAACTTGTGTCCTATGTCATAAGCCTCTTCAAAGGTCTCTACTGCCCCACACCACAGGAGGCGATATTTGTTTTCGCCTGGTTTGTCCAGAATCACAATGTGCAATCTTTTGCCAATGTCAATCCCCATTGCGCTAGGACCTTTGGCACTCAGCCTCATAGGATGATGACTGCATAGCCTGTAGAGGTCAAACGGCTGTAAACCTTCCTTGGCACCTAGGTATGGCAAGCCAAGTTTAAGGCGGTAAAAATTGGCCACATCAAAATCGCCTGATTCGTACTCGTCCAGCATATCAGTGAGGTTAACAGTGCTAGCGATAAGGTGACTCACCCAATAACCTCGGTATTTGGCATTGTCTTTCTGCGGTATCCATTCGCCGTTAGCAGGATTGATGTCTCTGTAGCACTTAGGACAGGCAAGGTAGGCAGTGCCGTCTTGTCGGCGCTGTAGGCAGTCAGGAAAAGCTAAATCAGGAGCCACATACTTGTTACAGTGCTCGCATCGGATATGCCAAATGTGCTGATCTGATTGCTGCCAAAGAGCGTCTATGCCGTAGTTGGGAATCGTGGGATTGGCTAAGTATACCTCGTGCTTGTACTCGCTGTGTTGCATGCGTCCAAGAGCCAACGGCTGTGCTCCAGGGTCCATCTCGTCCCATTCATCAAAGATGCAAGCATCCACAGGGATGCTCTTGAGTTTTGAAGAGGTCTTCTCACCTTCTACCTCTTGGCTCAACCGGCCACTGCGGAAGTACAAGTAGCCATGATTGACTCGTTTAAGATTGGCCCGGTTGGTGTCCTGCACCCATGAGCCTATGAGTTCAGGATTGTCCTTGATCAACGGATTGAATCGGCTTGTGGAAAAGTCCGTTACATCATCTCTGGTCGGAAAGAGATAGAGAATGCCCAGCCTGTACATGCCAGTGATTAGCCTGTGCAACGACCGAAGCACAAAAACCTCGGTGATCCCTACCTGCGTAGCCTTGCGGACCACAATACGAGGCGACTCGTCTCGCATGATGCCCGCTTGGTACTCATGGCCTCGCACTCTAAACGGCCCAGCGACTAACT